ATTCATTTTTATTTAGAACATCATCATATATGTTTTTAATTAAAGATTTTAGTGATTTTTTTAATTTTGGCGACTTAAAGTCAATTTCTTCTACCAAATAAAAATTTATTTCTAAATTCATAAATGATTTCTTTTTTAGTTGTAATCCGCTTGTCCTTAAATCAAGATCAACAATAAATTTTTCATCTAACAAATTCCTATCTACATTATGGTAAATAGTGTGTTTTATTGATCTATTCATGTTTAAAACAACCCTCGTCCAATTTTCCGAGTCTTTTTTTGGTTCTACCCAAGTTTGTAAGTTTAAATAAAGTGATTTAAATTCTTTTGAGTCTACAGTCCCATATGTAATTTTTGATGTTCTGAATCCATTGATTTTTGTTGTTTTTCCTTTTTTCATATTTTTTTTTCATGTCGAAATAGTTTATTTTAAATAAATTTACTTAATTTTGGAGTATATATCAATATAAATAAATTTATAATCAACATATGTTAATAGTCAAAGTAAAGAAAGGTGATATTGAGAGATCTTTAAAAGAGTTAAAAAGTAAGGTAATTAAAACAAGACAAAATAGTTTATTAAATGATCTAAAAGAATATAAAAAAAAATCTGTCATTAAAAGACAGATTTTAAATAAAGCAAAATATCGACAAAAAAACTTTAATAATCTTTAAAGACTTTCATTTAAATTTTTTAGTTTAACATATGAAATTTTATTAAAAGTTTCATTTTTAACTTTTTCTATTGTCTCTAATATTGTTTTCTTTACTTCGTTATCGGACTCAGAAATTAAGATACTATCAAGTCTTTTTAATGTATTTTCTTTAATAAAGTCAAATTTAACGATAAGTTTATTTTCATCCTCTTTTATAATTGTCATTAATTCTTTTTTTTCAGATTCGCTAATATTTGATAAAAATTCATTTACCGTTTTATTTGCAACATCCACCATATCTTGTAAAGGAACATTAATTATTTTTCCTTTTTCCGATATAACCTCCACAGACTTTAAAGACTCAACAATTTTTTTTCTACTTTGTAATTTATTTTCTAACATAACAACACTATTAGAAAATAAATTATCAATCTCCTCATAGTTATTTTTAGTTTTTATGTTATTAATCCACATTTTAATTTCTTCTAAATTTTTTTTAGAAATTTTATTAAAAGTGTTTTCATAAATAATAATTGACTCATTAATAAAATCATTTGCAACGGATTCTGATAACCCTTTCTTTGAAGAAAGTTCGTCATACAAAAAATAAAGTTTACTTATATTTTTATTTTTTTTTACTAATTCGTTAAATATAAAAATATTATCTTTAAATGTATTTTTATTGTATGATTCAATTAAACACTTTTCTATTTTAGATTTTAAAATTCCAAACTTCATAATTTTTTTTATTATAAATATTAGCTATTTAGTAATTTATCTAACTCGTTTTCTATATCCCCTAAAGAATTTGAGGCTTTTGATAAATCTATATACTCATCTTCTGTTATATCGTCACTTTCTAAAAGTAAATTTAAATTATCTTTTTTAAAGTTTTCAGGGATTGGGGGTCCTCCGCCTTCAGCTCCTCCCCCTCCTGGCGGTGGTGGTGGTGCCCCTCCTGGCGGCGGTGGTGGTGCCCCTGCTCCTCCTTCGGCTGGTGCCGCTCCCGCGGTTTGGGTGCTACCTGTTTGTACTTTATACAATTTGTCCACAGTATCAAAGAAACCTGTGTGTGTTATGATGGTTGGGGTATTTGCTAATTCAGCAGCCACCGCTCTTTCTAATCTTATTTGTTGTAATTCCATTTTAATTTCTTCATCTGAGAATCCAAAAATATGTTTCTTAGCCCAAGTTGCCGATGTTGGTTGTAATGAGTTAGGTATTTCTGTAACCATATCTTTATATAACAAAACTTTTTCTTTCCAAACCTCAACCATTAATAAATCAGCTTGTTTAGATGGGTTGGTTAAACCTAATGTAAAGTTTTGTAATTCATCTTCAAATCCTAAAAGGAATAAATGTATAATTGCAATTTTATTTAATTCAGCAATAACACTTTTTTGTATTTTGTGTATTGTTCTTGCAAATCTAATATCAAGTAATGAAAGATTTTTTCCATCACCAACAGGTTCCTCAAAACCTAAATAAGCTTTAGGTATTCTTAATGCGGTTAAAAGTTTCTTTTGTATATATTCAATATCGGCAATTTCTGAAAGGTTTGCAGCACCTTGTAATGTCTCAATTGGCATTGTTTGTGTTGCATCTCTTACTGGAATAAAATAATCTTGGTCAACTGCCATCTGATTAAATCTTAAATCTACGTTACCAGTTTTAGAATCAACAATTTGATCTCTTTTAAATTTGTTTGCAACTCTTTGTACGTAAGCTTCAACATCCTTATCATCCATGTTACCAACATAAACCTTAAAGACACGTCTTTCGGGCGCTCTTGATGTTCTATATATTAACATCGCATCTTCGGCAAGTACTAATTGTTTCCAAATACGTCTGGCTTTTTCTAACATAGAAGTACCATAAGGTAATTTTCTATCATCCCCTAGTAATCTAAAATGTGCGATCTCCCAAGTGTTAAATTCCATGTCTTTGTTTTTCCATACAAACCTTAGATTTTTTTCTTTCATAGATGGAGTTGTATTTGTAGATCTTGTCTCCATACCACGCTCTAATCTTTCGATTTCAATATTTGGTAATTGCATACAACTTACAACTCCTTTTTCAGGATCAAGTTTTAGATATACAAAATTATCACCATACTTACACATGTTTCTTACCCACATTTGTAAGTTTGTGTTTATATCTAAATTATTATTAAATAAATCAACTAAAATACTTTTTATTCTTTTTGATTCAGAATAAACTTGTAAAATATAACCATCATGATTTGATGTTGTAGATTCTTCTGCATATATATCTAAAGCTGTAGATATTTCAGGAGTATATTCCATTGATTCATAATCATAAAAAGCCGATATTCTATTTGGTTCATAATAAACCGCCTGACTATATAAATTATTCTCAATTTTTTTCCAATTGTCATTTAAAAATAAAGTTTGTTGTATCTCTAATTTTTCTTTTTCAAATTGGGACTTATCTGTTGTTTTTAAAATTTCTTTTTTATCAAATTTATAAACAGGATCATCCATCCCCAATAAAGAATTGGGTCCAAATGTTTTGGATAACCTTTGCCAAACCGTTAAATCTTTTTTATTTTCTTCCATATGTAAAATTTAACTTATATTTTTTTAATATAAAGTTTATTGTGATATATTATAATTATATTACATTAGACTAATTTTGTTGTTGTTGTGGTTGTTATGAAATCAATGGTGTTATACTGACTTTTTTTTCTAAAAGTAGGCTCTATTATTTTAACCGAATATATTCCTTCACCATTAACAATCAAGTTTGATCCCCCAATTATTTTTCCACTTTTTTTTCTCCTTATACTACCCATAGCTATAAATATTATTACTTACCAAATAACCAATTATATTTTATATAATCATCTTTAGTTGCCGAATTAATCTCCTTACCTAAATAATCTCTTTTAATATTTAAATTAGGTAACACAGGATTAAAATGTACTTCTTTAGCAACAGAATCATTTGACGCCACAGTCCATGATTCTAACATGACTTTTGCCTGTTGTACTACTTTTTCTAATTTTGTAAATGAAAATTCCCCAACATATATTGCCATTGATATTCCCATTATTAAATCATCATGTTGTCCTTTTTGATGGTCAGGTCTTCCGTTAATATAAACAAATGTATTCATTTCATTATATAACCTAACACTTCTTATTTTAAACTTATGTCTTACCGCCTCCTCAAATGCGGCAATAATTTGTACTCTTTTATTATTAAAGTTTAAACCAGGAATTTTATCCGCCATTTTTGTTGTGTTAGACCAAATACTTGTAGTATCGACTCCATCAACATACAAGTTTTTATAACCTAATTCTTGTAATTTCCTTACTGTAGTTATACCCATACCGCCAGTTATGTCAACAACAACAAAAGCCGAATACATTATTGCCCATTTGTATGCAATTTCCGCCAAAGCGTCTGGAGGTATTTTTCCTACGTATTCAAAAACCTGTTCTCTATCGTCAAAATCAATTATTTGTATCGAACTAAAATCTTCGCTGTCACCTCTTGAAACATCAATGCCCATTATATACCTGTGACCTTGTATAGGATCTTTCCATACCCATAATGAGTTACCCATTAATTTTCCACTAGGATCACACAATGTATTATTTTTTATTTCTTCTAATTGTTTGTTATCAAAAACATTATCACCCGAACCTAAAAATTCACAATTTAACTCTTGGTTAATTTTTCTTTTGTCGTACTTTAATTTTTTTACCATTTTTTCATACCATGTTGAGCATGGTTTGTAACCATCTTTAAAGTAATTTGAAATTTCTTCATAATTTCTTTCGTATGGATCAAGATGTGCAAATGATATATGTTTAGATTCATCTTGTTCATCTTTATTTAAAAGGTAATGTACTAAATCGTCAGTAGGCACCAAAAATAAATCTTTTGCATATCTTGGGTCTCTCCACCAATACATTTCAGATATTTTAAAATTATTGATCCCTTTAACCGCCTGATTATATACATCATAATATATTGGATCATATCCATTTGGTGTTGATACAACTATAACTTTACCACCTGTAGAAAGTGATGCCATACAAGCCGCCCAAAAATCACTATCAGCCTCAATAAATGCCGCCTCATCAAATACAAGTATTGTCGGCGTAAAACCACGAAGTGCATCTTTTGATGTTGCAACCGCCTTTACCTCACTACCGTTTGTTAACTTGTAATGTTTTTGTGAGTTCTTATCCACAGAAAATCCAGCACCAACCCATGAAGGCCACTGATCAACAAAAGTTCTTATTTTGTTTGCCATCTCCATTGAGGTATCAAGTTTATTGGCAATTATAAGAATTTTTTCAGGTTGATTTTTTTTAGCAAAGACTAGTCTTTTTGAAACCCATGCGGCGGTAACTGTTGATACTCCGGCCTGTCTATATTTTAAAGCAATATTTTCTTCATAATCCTCATAATCTTTTAACAATGAAACCTGATCTGGAAATAATTGTAAAGGGACATATTTAGAAACTGTATTATCATATGTTTGTAGATATGTCTTTAAAGCGTATTCAGTATCTTTCATACACCTAACATACTCCAACATGATTTGTTCTTTTGTTAAACTCATAAAGTATTTTATTATAAATACATTCTCAATTTTTATTTATAAAAAAACCCACCTTTTAGGTGGGTTAATTAAATTTAATAAGTGTAATTGTCGTCTTCATAATCATATTCGTCATCATCATCACTTCTAAGTCTATCATATTCTTTTTTTGCTTTTTGATACAACTCTCTAAATTCTTTTACCGCCTTTAAATTGTCTTCTTTTTTATTTGAAACTACATTAGCGATTATTTGTTTTAAAAATCTTTCAGCCGGAACCTCATACAGGGCTTTCTCAAAGAACGGCATATAAACACGACCAGAAGGGTCTAAAACTAATTCATCAGGTAACATTGTTCTTATTTTTCTTGCTAATTCAGCACCAACTCTAAAATTCATTGGTTCATTCTCCATAGTATCTGTCTGTGAAATAACTTGTCTTGCCATTTCAGGATCCATATTCCTCCACTGTTCTCTTGTTGTAACCATACTAAACGCCTTATCAACTTCATGTAAAAGTATTGGAAAAATTAACCCGTTAGCAAACCAAGTATCTTTTTCTTCCGATTCACCATCATTATTATCATCTTCATCGTCATCATCTGGTTCAGGGGCCTTGGCCTTACCTGCGGAACCCGCAGCATTACCACCCAACATCTCAATTAACTGTTGATTTGTAAAATACATCAAATCGTTTGCCCCCATTATTTTATTATATAGTGGATATAGTGATGGGTCAATTGCATCTAATCTATTTTTATATGCTTGATAGCCATATTGACCTCTTTTTGCCTTACCCATAACATAAGCATTGATAATGTTTCTTTTTTCAATCTCAAGTTGTTTTTGCTCTTCAGGTGTTAACTCATCAATATCAAATGAAAAATTTGCCGGTATTGGTAATTTTTTATTTTCTTTTGCTTTAATTTGAAAAATAGACGGGTCTATTGATTGTTCACCTAAAAACGTTAACAAATTAAAAAATTCAAATTCAAATATTGTTCCTCCATCACGAGATTTTCTTTTTTTAATATACCCTTCTCTTAATGCTTGTTCCATTGTCATATCATGAGGCATCCACCCTTCTTCTTTTG